TACTTACATTGCGTTGATGTTTATCTTTTAGTGAAAACTGATAGTCTTTTAATTTATCTCTTTTTTCAGTTGCTCTATCTTCACCTACCATCTTATCTAGAATAGATTCATTTTGTTCTTTAATTGCAAGTTCTTTTTTACGGTTTTGCCAAATCTCTTCTTCATTATTATCAATCAAGTTTCTCTTTTCTGTAAGCAAGTTTTCACGATTATCATTAGCATCTTTAATGTATCGTTCTTGCATCTCAATCTTACTTTCAGTAAGGTCATGACTATGTTGTGCATCAGTCATATTAGTATTGACTTCTCTTACCTTTGTTTTGAGAACAAGGTTCATTAAAGAGAATATCTTAATATCTAAAATATCTTCTACAACCTCTCTTCTTGCTTTAGAGTTTAGTTGCATAAAAGGTACAAATGTAGAACTACCAAGTATAACAACTTGTGTAAATGAACGATAATTAAATTTAAGGATTTGTTGTTCTAGATGTTTTTGATAATCTTTTGCATTTGCGTTTTGATTAATCATAACATCATTTACATAGATTTCAAATAGATTAGGTTTGATACCACGAACAATCTTTACCTTTTTATTCTGTGTTTCAAACTCAACCTCAACTACTGCTTCTCTCTGATTAACAGAATTAAGTAGTTGTGATTTACTAATTTGACGAAATGGTTTATTAAATAATCCAAAACATAATGCATCTAAAATGGTGGACTTACCAGCACCATTTTCTCCTACTACTAATGTTGATGGATTCTTGTCAAGTTCAATCTCCGTGAAAGAGTTTCCAGTGGATAGAAAGTTCTTCCAACGAACCTTTGTAAATGTAATCATTATATCTCCAAATCACAGGCTTCTAAATAAAGTGATTTTAATGTATTCTTCAATCTTTGTTTATTTAAATCTACATCAAGTTCATCTACATATTTTTCTAAGAGTGTAGTTGTGTCTTGTGCATTTTCAACAATCTCATCAGATACATTTTCAGCATCTAATTCAGAAAAGTCTTCTACAATTTTTACCTCATGAGTTTGTTCTTGTAACAACCTATCAGTAAATTTATCAAATTGATATAAGTCTTTTTTATTAACAACAACTAGTTTAATAAACTTATCTCTATATTGTTTAGTTTCTACTTTGCTGTAATCAGTTTGTGTATCATCATAATATATCTTTTCAAATATAGTATATGGGTTGATAATCCTCTGCAACTCTCTAGTTTCAGTATCAAAGATATGAAATCCTTTTGGACAGTTATCATCACTCCAAGTCATTTGATATGTTGCACCTAGATAATATATCTGACCATCATCAGACTTCTTATGAAAGTGTCCAGAGAATACAGTTGGAAAAGATTTAAATATTTCTTTTGGATAACCGTTTTCAGAGAAATGCCCTTTATGCATTTCAAATCCATTAATCTCTAAATGACCCATACAAATTGTTGCAGAAGTTTCCTTAATACTTTCGATTGTTCTGCCATAGTTTTCTGCATTAATCCAAGGAACAAAATGTATCTGTGTTCCATCAAAAGATACAGTATCACACTCTGTATAGTATTTAATATTATCATACTTGTTACCAATCAACTCTTGTACAGAGTTAACTTCATTTGTGTTTTTATAATAGGTATCATGATTACCAATAAGAATATGTGTATCAAGTTTCCTATCTACAATAGGCGTAATGAAACGTCTACGAAAATCATTTGCAATCTTATATGAAACAAACTTACGTCTGTCCATAGTATCACCTAAATGAATAATCGTTTTAATATTGTGTTTGTCAATGTATGGAAAAAATACTTCTTCCCAGAACCTATAAAAATACTCGTTAAATGGTAGACTATCGTTTCTTGCACCAAAGTGAGTATCAGTTATCAGCGCTATCTTCATAAAATAATTCTAATCCTTTTGGTTTATCTTTTTTCTTCTTGGGTTTGTAAACATCTTCTTCTGGTAAGAAGTTTTTTTGTAGATAATCAGCATAAGGATTGGGTGTAGAAGAATCACCATCATCTTGTATTAACATCATATCAACATTCATATTCTCAATTATTTTGTTTTTCACATGAGCTTGTTTTTTCTCTTTCTGTATTCTTCTTAAAAATGCATAGTATATAATTTGTGTAAAATATGCAAATGGGTTATCGGATTTTTCTGGGTTAAAGTTATGAACATATTGCAAACAGTTTTCTATGCCATCACTAATCATTTCTTCACGATATGTGTAATTAATAAAATTAGGTCTGTATGATAAGTGATTCGCAATCTTTAGAAAACACTCACCAATGTAATTACTTACTGGTGGTGGTTTTTTGCCGTCCTTTTTCGACTGTTCACATTTGTTTTTCCAGTCTTTCATTGCCTGCAAAAACTCTTTGTTGTTAACGTAGTGGGGTTTTTTCGCCATTTCACCTCTTCCAAATTAAAAAGTTATACATTTATATCATTATATACAACAAAAGTCAAGTCAAAAATGGGACTTGACAAATGATATTATTGTGTGTATAATCCACTTTGTGGTGGTTCAGAAAAAGAACTAATGTATAGTCTTTGGTTCATCATCTTCATTATATAATCTATCAAATATCTCTTCTTCAATTTCGTTTAATTCTTTATCAGTTGGTTGCCTGTATTCGGAGGGTTTCATGTCTTGCATCTTACTTACACAATAGTCATAAAATCGTGTAAGACCGATTGACGAATCTGTTATGGCAATTACGTTGTTCTTAACAATATCATATGATTGGTTATCACTATAACTAACCCAACGAGAGAACGCCATAGCCTCTTCAATCTTACCACCTTTCATTCTGGGATAAAGATTTACTTTGAGTGGGTTCTGAACTTTTACAAATTCACCATCAGTATTGTGAACATTACAAACTAGTTCCTCTCCATTTTTTAGTTTAAGTATTTTGGTTTCCATATCATTTCTCTATTTTAAGATTTTTGATTTCATAATCAAACTCTTCTTCATTATAGATATTTATTCGTTCCATAAAATGACGAAGTGTAAAGTTTTGTCTAGATTTCCAAGTGAAGTCATCTGCTATATCGTAAAGAGTGGCAGTGCTTTTCTCTGACCCTTTTCGCAAACCTCTACCGACTGATTGTAACACTCTAATTCGTGATTTGCTTGGACTACTAAAGATGACATTATGAAGATTACGAATATTAATGCCAGTAGAAAAAGTGCCGTATGACGCAACAATGATTGCGTTCTTTTCTTTCTCTGTGATTTCACGAATATTCTCCCTTGTTTGTGCATCAGTTCCACCATGAACGTAAAATACTTTTCTATCTAAATCTTTTAACATACCATAAAGAACTGAACCATGTTTTTCAACAAATTGAAATAATAATAGTGTATTACCTTTTAGGTGTGTTGTCAAGTCAACAATGAATTTGTTTCGTCTTTCATCACGAACTATTAAATCTACTTCATCTTGATAGTTTTGGTCTTTCATAAATTTACAATCAGCATCTGGATATTGTAAAACAAGACATTTAATTTTTAGTTTTGCAAGAGTTTTATTTTCCATTAAATCTTTGGTACTTGTAACTTTGTTTACACTTCCAAATAAACCCTCTAATACTAATCTATGAGTTTGTGTACCATCCAATGTTCCAGTAAAACCGTGACGATATTTACATAAATGTAATTTATTCATGATGCCTGTAAGTGATTTTGCTTTGAACAAATGTACTTCATCTCCAAGGATACAACCGAACTGTTCAAAGAAACTTTTAGGCATTTTATAAAGAGATTGCCATGTAGAGATAGTTACCTCTTTTGTAATTTCTCTTGAATGTCCTTGATATATCTTTTGCATTTTTGCTTCAAGATATCCGTAATCAATAAAATCGGAGTACATCTGTTCCACAAGAGATGTTGTAGGAACAAGTATAAGGACTCTGTTAGATTCATACCATCTACTCAATAAGTAAATTATTAACGACTTACCACTAGCAGTAGGGCTAAGAAGAAGGCTCCGATTGTTTCTGACTGCATGAGAAAATGCGGCCATCTGGTAATCACGAATCTGTAAAGTTTTTCCTTTGGACTTAGGTGACACTCGTCTAACAAATCCACCCAAGATGCCATCTCTAGATTCTCCCTCATCTTTAACTCCTTTCTTATATTCTATATTTAATTCGTTACGTTTTGCAAATTCTTCAATGTAGGGTAATAGTCCTACATATATTTCACCATTCATTTGATTAAATAATCTTATTTTGCCGTCCCAATATTTATTTCTATAGGACGGCATAAACCTTGCGCCTGGCACTTCAAATGTAAAAAAATCTGAAAGTTCTCTTGCAAAGTTTGGTTCTGTCTTTATATTAAGATAGACCTCATTTTTCTTTGATATAATCAAAATGACCCTTCCAAGAACCTTTTCCAATCAATTGCATTTTTGATTTGAAATCCACGGTTGTTAATCGCTTTACATATTCTTTCTGCAAATTCTGCCATTGCATTACGATAATCAAGTTGGTGTTTTGCTTTAATTAGTTCTTCATCACTATCAAGATAAGTTGGTATATCTTGTTTGAGAACTTTCAAGTCAAAAGGTTTTTCACGATATGTTTGTGGGTCTGATTTACCAGAATAGTATTCCCATTTTTTACGATAGAGAACTTTGTATTCTGATTCTGCTTGTTTTGATAACAAGTTCCAGCGAGTATAGATTTGTAGATATTTACCATAAAGTTGTGGTGTCTTGAGAGATTCTATATCAAGTTTTTCATTATCAATCTTTAAATCTTTTTCTGCTTCTTTTTGTAGTTGTTCTAAATCCATATTATATACCTCAATTCAAGTTGGTGGTGAATCTATCTTCTCTTTCTTATATTTACTGAATCACTAGTTCAATATAAAAAATCTTTTGTTCAAGATGTATTCACCACCGTTTATATTTATAATGTAAAAATCTCATATAATTTATATGTAAAAGTACAAGTTGCAGTTAGGTAAGTTACATCACCCTCTTGTTGATTAAAGTTTAAAGCACCTAATGATACTGGATACAAATCAGAAAATCTAACTTCTACTGTGGGATTATTTTTACTAGATGTAATTACAAGTGTTGCATCACCATACATTCCTTGAGTCCCAGATGGAGTGCCTGGGCTTGTTGCTTCACCCTTTGTTCCACCTTGTACTGGAAATACATCTGAATTATTTTGTTTAAAAGACTCAAACTGATTTCTTGCTTTTGGGAAACCAATACCAACTAACCATTGATGTAACTCAATATAGTTCTCAAGTTTTTCATCTACAAGAAATGTAATATCAAGATTATCATATGTCAATGTATGACCTTGAATTGGTATTTCTTTGAATGGGGAAGGAATCACAACATCACCAAGATTAATGCCTGGCAATGTGCATTGCGTTGTAAAGAATTCTACTTTTGGTAGTTTGTTAATTTTAAACCTAAACTTTGTAGAGTCTGCATAATCTAGTTCAGTTGGTTGTCGTGATAACATATTCGTTGAAACCATTAAGTCGCTCCATAATTTCTTTACGTTCTTGGTCTGTAAGTATTGTCCAATCTCTTATTTCGTCTTGAGTTCTTCCACAACCTACACACTCCATGTGTGTTGTTTTGTTCACTAAAGTACATATTTTAACACAAGGACTTTCCATGTTATTATTTAGGTATAAAAAAAGGGGAGCAAAACTCCCCTTTAGTTTTTCGTTTAAATCGTTTCTTATTATTACATAAGGTTAGCGACTTGAACTCTTCTGTAGTAAGTGTTATCATTTGCACCAGTAATGATGTCAGTTGCATCACCAGTTGCGAATGGGTTTTGAGCAACACCATATCTGGTCTTAAATCCAATTTTTGGTTGGAAGGTGTTCTCACCTACTGCACGAACCATTTGTAATGGTACATATGGGCAGTAGAAGATACCAGCATCATATGGTGAAGTACCCTTATATCCTACAACATAGTACTGTTTAGCAGCATTGTTAGCAGCATATGGGTCAATATACACTCTATATCTTCCGTTTAACACACCAGCAAAAGTATTACCAGTATCGTCTACTTGAAGATTATTATTAAGAGCAGGAGCGTAATCTAATACACCAGCCATTTGAAGTGCAGATGCAACATCAGATGAAGTGATGATTAAGTTACCTTTTCCTCTACGAGTTTCTTGAGCAATTACATTCGCATCTCTTTCGATTTGGAACATAAGACCCTTGAACTTCTCAACAGACCATCTACCGTTTGAGTCAGTATCTAAGTCAAAGATACCAGCAGTAGTTGTGTTGATTGAAGCACCTTTCTTAGCAGAGATATAGATTGTTCTAATTACTTCTCTGTTAATTTCTGCAAGAATTTCAGCAGATAGAATATTTGACAATTCTGTCTCTGCATCTAAACCGTGGATTGCTTTAAGGTCTTGAGCAAGTTCCATAGTGTATTCTGCTTTAAGTGCTCTTGATTTTGCAGTAACAGTTGACTTCTCAATGCTGAATGCCATCTCTGCGAAAGAGTTTGCACTTGCATCACCTAATGCTTCTGCTTCAGCAGTAGTCATACCACCACCAGTAGTTGAACCGTAGTCTGCACCACCAGTAATGTATGTGCCTGGAGAGGCATCATTAAGAACAGCAGGGTTAGTACCAGTCATTGCTGTTGAGTTTAAGTCACCAGCAGCATCATCATTTGAGAAACCAACATTTGGTTCGTTGAATAATGCTTCTGTTCCACCTTGTGTGGAGAACTTTGATTTCATTGCAAAGATAAGACCAGTTGGGCCTGTCATTGGTTGCACAGAACATACGTCATACGCAATCAAGTTTGGCATTGCTCGTCTTACGAGTGAAATGAGAATTGGGTCATATCCGCCCATATTTGAACCACCGAAACCAGAGTTTGCTGGTGCGGCTTCAGATAAGAACGCATTGTCCTCTTTCATTGATTTTTCTTGGTTTTCCAAGATAATTGAAGTTACGGCCTTTTTATAGTTGTCCTTAATCTCAGGCAAGTCTGGATGATTGAGGACTGGCTGCCACTTCTCTTGTAAGTTTTCTGAATTATACATTTAGTATCCCCTTAAACTAAGTTTATTGCATATATTTATCATTATTTAATTTTTGACATCTTTCTTAAAAGGTTGACTCTCACTTATTGCGTAAGGAGCCTGTCTTTTAATAGCGGACATATATGCAGCCATAGCACCGCTAACATCAATTTCTTTTGTTTCTTCATTTTCTTCTGTAATAGATGTTTCTGAAGGAACAGATTTTGGAAAATAATTTTCCTTTAGTGTATTAAGTTTTTCAGTAAAGGTTTCTTTATCTGTGAACTCAACATCTTCCACCAAACTTGCAAACTTCTCAGATTGAGTTTCTGCAAGGTCAGATGAAACTTCTTTGATAACAGACTCACGCACAAGTGAATCTTCAGATTGTTTCTTTTCAGTAAGTTTACCGATAGTATCGTTTAACTTTTCTTCTAGTTCATCAATCTTTTGTGCTTGTGATTCTAAGATATCATACTTTTCGTCTGGAACATCAATGTAATGTTCTTCAAACAATGCTTTCAGACCACCAATGAAATCTTCTGCAATTTCACCTTTAAGTCCTCTTTCAATTGCAAGTTCGTTTTCTTTCATCCATTCTGTTACTACATAGTCAAGATAACCGTCTACCTTTTCTGCAAGTTCAGTTTTGAATGTATCCATCTCTTCTGCAATCTCTTGAGATTTTTCTTCTTCAATTCTCTCTACTTCTGGACGAATTTTAGATTTGACTGCGGCTTCAAAAATTGTTGCAGCTTTTGCTTGGAACTCTTCTGAAAGGTCTTCACCTTGTACAAGAGCGTCAACATCTTCTTTAACATTAATTGATGCAAGTCTTTTTTCAATAGCAGCTTTTGCTTTTGATAAACCTTCTAATTCTACTTCTTCCTCAGTAGGTTCTTTCTGCGATTTCATGTATGATGCATACATTGCCTTTGCTTCACCAGCAGACATTTTCTTCATCATGTCATTCATGGCTGTGATAACATCTGCCTTTGTCTTTGGCATATTACCCTCTTCTTTACCATGATGAGCATTTTTTAAGATTTTTACATCTTCTGCCATGACTTTCTCTTCAACACCATGTTTGAATTGAACGTCATACCACTCTACATATCCGTCATCAGTTGGAATTGCGTGTGAACCATGTACTGGTTTACCTAAACCCCATACTGGGTGTTCCACAACTGTTGCACAGTCATGGTCTTTAGAATGACATAAATCTCTAATCTCTTCATCTGTATACCCTTCCATGTGGGCACCAGCTGCAAGTTTTTTAGGTTTTTCATCACCCTTTACTTTAGCAGGAATAGAACCATCTTTCGAAACTTTCTTAGCATAGTCTTTCTTAGCGTCAGACGATTTAGTTACAGCAGCACCAGTATCTTCAGCATCTTCATCTTCTGAATCCATTTTTTTCATTGGTTCAGCAGCAACGGCGCCTTTACCAGCAACAGATGTATCTTTTTTCATCTCTGCTTCACTAAGTTCGTTTTGAACTTCAGCTTCTAATTCCTCAATTGTCTTATCAAGTTCTGACATTTGAAGTCTCCTAAGTTAATATTAATCCTTATCATTATATTTAGTAATTATAACTTTTTAAGGAATTTTGCGAAAGCCAATGCTTGGTAATTCGCTTTTTTGGAACGAATATTCCGTTCCATTTCATTCTTGATTTCCGCTACTTCTTGTTCTTGTAACAATCCATTGTTCCACACCCACTCTTTACCTTCCATAATTCCGTCTACGAAAGCGTTAGGTGCAGAAGGGTCTGCAACAATATCAGCAGCAGTTGCAAGATAGAAATCGTCTTTTACATAGTTTGCACCATTTTTTTGTTCCAAACTACCCATACCCCTTGAGGATACTGCGAGTTTACCACCATCATCCATAATATTCTTAACAATGTTACCCATAGGTGTTGACATCACTTTTGCTTCACCGATAAAGTTCTTACCGTCTGGTTTTAATGATGTTACCATATGTGATACTTTGTCTAAATTTACTGTCGGGCCGTCTGGGTGTCCTAGTTCCCCATATGCACGATTCTGTTCAATAAATTCTTTGTTATACCTTTTTACTTCTTTATCTAATACTTCAAAAGGATATACTCTACCATTACGATTTTTAATCTCAGATTGCATAAAAACGCCTTTTAACTTGTAATTTTTCTTACCAGTTTTTTCGTCTTGCTCTGTGATATATTCAACGTCTTCTACAAAATTTTCTGATATTAATCTCATGGTTCTATCCTTTATGCGAGGTTATTGTATCCAGAAACTTTTCTAAGTTTTAACCAGATTGTACCTACAGATGCACTTCCATTAGTTAAAAGAATATCTCCAGTAACACCACTTCCAGCATTATTTGGAATTGATGGAAAACCCACTGCACCAGCGTTATATGCACCGTTTCCGTTAAGTGAAAGTGCAACAGTATTAGATGTTGCATCAAACAAGATATTAGTTTGATTACCAGTTGTCCATTGACAACTAACAATACTTAATCTTGGATTTGAAGCAGCACCTTCCAATTCAGACGCATCAACAATTAACGCATTTGTATTAGTACTAGTTGTTGTTACCTTTACGGTTGTTTCAAAATCTTTATCCGATAGGATTACTGCACTAACTGCCATATCCATATTCTCCTAACATTTCTCTCTCAAAGTATTTATGCAGTTCTTTTTCACGCACTTTATACTTCTGAGCGACATCTTTTATAGTTTTCTCAAAACTATTTAGGAAATCTGAAGGTTTCGCATCCATTTTCTTAAAAATATCGTCCACTGCCTGTTTCATTTTAGGCGATAGTTTCCGATATTCTTTAGTTTTCTTATGCTCGTCCTTTTCAGGCAAGTCAATTTGATTGAACTTCTTCATCTTCCTCTACTTCTGGAATGTGTTGTGTTACCATTGTATTGGCAACTTCTCTTCTTCTTATTTCAAGTGCATCACCTACCTTTTGTGATATAGCACTTTTAAATTCGTTTTCTGCATCAAGGTTATCACCAGATGCAATTGCGTCAATTATTTCTCTAGTCATTTTTTATCCTCACTAATTGTTGGGTCGTTTGACATCATCATGTTATCGTCTTCTTCACCGCCACCCTCATCTTCTATTTCTTTAGACATTGTTTCTATTTCCTCATCAGTCTGACGAAGAACATTCTTTTGAACCCATCTCTTGGAAAAGAAGTTACCAACATAAGGTTCTAAAGTTCCTAACATATCAATTCTTTCTCTCAAGATTTCAGCATCACGCAATTCTGCAAAATGTCCATCTTGTAGAAAGTCATATGTGATATGTTCTTTCATACTATCCCATTCTTCTTCTGCAATAACTCCAGTTAATACTAATTGTGTTTTCAGAATATCATGTAATAAGACAGTAAATTTCTTTCTTAATCTTTGTACGAACTTAGTAAATTTAAGTTCATCTCTTGTAATCTCTGTAGACCTACCTAATGAAAAGTTTTGTTCTGCTTCCATTCTTGAAATAGGCACATTTAATGACCTATACAATTTTCTTTGGAAATATAGAATGTCATCAATCTCACCAAGATTAGAACCGCCAGGCAAAGTAGTAATCTCCGTTCCTCTACCACCCTCTCGTCTTGGCAACCAGAAATCTTCTAACATAGACATATGATTTCTATCATCTCGTATTTCACCAGTAGATGCGTCATATACTAGTTTGTTACGATAACGATTCATAACATCTTTTAGATATTGTTCTGCTTTAATTTTAGGTAAGTTTCCTACATCAATATAGAAAATTCTACGTTCTGGTGCTCTTGAAATACGATAGATAACTAAACTATCTTCAATCATACGCAGTTGATTGACTGGTTTAATTGCTTTATGTAAATAGGAAAGTACTGTACCTCTATTCTGGTCGATTAATCCAGATGGACAGTATGCAATCGAATCTTTTGTAATTCTTAAACCATTATTAACAGAACCACCAGTAGTAATTCCATATTCATTGTAGATAAAAAACTCTTCTACTTTTTGTTTTTCTTCTACACCAGTAATAGGATTAGGTTTGCCAGATATTTTTTCCCTTACCTTTTTAATTTTTTGAGGGTCAATATATCTTAACTCTGTAATACCTTTTCTTGGATTTTTCTTTTCAATCACTTTGTGGTAATAAATTCTACCATCAACGTACCATCTACGAAAGATATCGTGTCCTTTTTCTTGAAATTGTAAGAGTTGTAAAACTCTATCAAATTCTTGACGTATTCTTTTCTTAACAGTTGAAGATTGATTAAGACCATCTAAAGTAAGTGAAATGGGAGCATCACCCTCATTAGAGGCGATACCCTCACTTACAATATCTTCAATTGCACTATCACACTCTGGTTGTTGTGCAATGTGTCTATATCTTTTTATTAGGTCATACTGGGTTTTATCCTTTCCCTCAATATCATATACTGAAGAAAAGAATCCACCAGTTGCAATATCTTCTGCACCATCATCAGATGACGGCAGAGAAAAACTCTCTGCGTCATCTTTTTTTCTAGTGATACGAAAACCAAACAATTCAGCCATCATAAACTCCTTATAGGACTATTTAGTAGAACTATTAGAAGTTAACTGCTGATGCTTCAAAGTGTGTGTATCTCCAAGTGATGTCAAAAGTTTCAACTTCAGTAGTCGCATCATAACTTAAATCAATAGCACTGGTAGATAGTGGGAAACAATTTCTTAAAATATAAGTTTTAAGAACTGTATCATCTCTATCTAACTGTTCTACAGTTAAATCAGCAGTATAATCTGCAACATTTGAAAGACCAGTATTTGTCTGGAAATCATTCATAGCATTTTGCCATCTTTCCATAGCATTTCTAATCATGAAATCTGTATCATTTAATACTGTTGTTGTCCACTGTTCAAACTCTCTATCACCAGCAAGATATAAACTTCTTCCTCTAAACGGCACTACAACTTCACCGATAGTTGCTCCAGGCAACTGTCCAGTTCTAGTTAAAAAAGAAGTTCTTCTCACATCTAAACCAGTTGCAATTGCTCCTGGCGTATTGAAAGTTATACGAAACTGGTTTGCTCTTGCACCACCACCGACAAGGTTTGCTTTAAATTCATCTATTGTTGCCATGATTAACCCCCTATCTCAGAAAATGCTACCCCAGTTCTAACTGCGATAAAGTTAAGTTGGATAAAGTTGATAGACCTTGCTGGTTTGATGAAGATATCTGCAACAAACTCATTTCGGTCAATTACTTCTCCAGTATTATTTGTTCCGTCTGCAACAACAGAGAAATCAGTAATACCTCTTCTACCTTGAATATCTCTCAAGAAAGGTTCAACTAGATTTCTAAATTGTGCTCTTGTAAACTCATCATTGAACTCAAAGAGTTGGAACTTAGCAGCAGTTGCAATTGCTTTCTCTAGTAAGATAAACAATCTTCTTACGTTGATTCTGTCAAACGCACTTGGTTTTGCGAGTGCAGTTTTATCACCGAACATGATTGTACCTTGGCCTGGAAATGTAACAACTGGATTAATTCTAGCAGGATAGAGAATATCTCTTTGTGCTTTATTTGGATTAAATGCAAGTTTAACTGCACCACGAATTTGTCCTCTGTTAAATCCAGCAGGCGAGAAGAATGGGTCTGCAACATTATCAGTATTTGCACAAAGACCAGCAATATCACCATTCAACGGTACAAATCTGAATACATCATTGAACTTATCAAACTGGAACTTGTATCCACTATCAAATACACAGTATGAAGAACTTGCAAGGTTATTAAAGAAACTTACGACATTTGATGCTTGTGTAGTAGAGTTTGCAACATTTACCACATCATCTCTTCTTGGTGAGATGAAGACAACAACGTCTTTTCTTTTTTCTGCAATGTCAATCAGATTGGTTGCGTGTGTTATACCATCAGTAGATGCTGGTGATGTACCAGCCATGATGAGATTTACATCAAC